CAGCACCTTTACCATCACCGGCACCTGCAATCCCTTCAAGCGCAGCGTCTACGATGGCTCTAGCGATTGGCTGTGGGATGACTTCAACTTTGAAACGGACATCGTGCGCAACTACACGGATATCCCGCTCAAGGCGGGCGAGGACAAAGAGGTGTCCATCACCGGTGCACCGCGTGCGGCCGGCATCTACTTCCAACGCAGCGAGACCGCCGCCGACATCGCGGTGTCTCTCAATGGCTTTGAGGTAGGCATTCTGGCCAAGTCCACCGACTGGCAGTATATCGAGGGCCTTACCATGCCGGATGGCGTGGTTGGCACCCTCGTTTTCTCTGCGTCTGCGGACTGCAGCATCAGCATCAAGTATCTGGGGGCAAGCCTATGAGTTACAAGATCTATGCCGGCATACAGTCCGGCGTTGACACGTGGATGGCCAAAGCCTGCATCCACGACCCCGGGGACATCACCGACACCAAAAAGCTCATCAGCCCCACGCTGACCCGCGAGGTGGGCAAGGCCGGTTCTCTGGAATTCACCCTGCCGCTGGGCAACGTCGCACACTCCGCGCTGCAAAAGCTCATGACGGTGGTAGAGGTGCAGCAGGACGGCAAGCAGATCTGGCAGGGCCGCGTTATGAGCCACGAGCAGGATTTTCGGGTGCGCCAGAAAGTCTACTGCGAGGGCGAAATGGCCTACCTCAACGACAGCGGGGCCGCGCCTTACAGCGCCAGAAACGTGAGCATTTCGCAGTTTCTGGAGTGGGTCTGCGCTAACCATAATGCGCAGGTGGATTCTTTCAAGGCGTTCACTCCCGGCAAAGTGCAGATGGACACGCCCATGATCGTGCCCTACATCGATGGTCTCAAGGTGGAGCAGTCCGGCTATCACTATGACTCTGACGATGGCGACCGCATAAACCACTGGGCGATCAAAGACCCGGTCGATTCTAAAGTCTCGATTTTTTATGAGGAAAAGGAGTATCAGTACAGCCCATCTTGTTTGTCGTGGCCGCTCAACGAGGAAAGGGTCCTTAATAACCGCGTGATCTCCCGCATCGGTGACAACAATTTCCGCGTCCGGTACCCTGTGGCTTACGCAAACGGCAAGACGTGGAATGCAAGCGTCAGCGTTGCAAGCGCGTATGTCTCCTGTCCGACCTGTAACAAGGACTTTGGCACATACTCCATCTACGACATCACAAAAGGCACTGAGTCCAGCACCTACAAGATCACCGAAAAAGGCGGCTCGTACAGTCTTGCAATCAACGGCAAGGCTGACAGCCGCTTTGCTTTTGACACCAAAGAGCCCACTTACAACTTTGGAGATGGCAAAAATTACGGCAAAACGCTGGACATCCTGCAAAGTGAACTCACGGACAAGTACGGCGGGTATTTTGTGATCCGCCACGGCACCGATGCAGACGGCCACCCGCACCGTTATCTGGATTATCTGCAGAAGATCACGGACAAGAACCCGCAGACCATCGCCTTTGGGGTCAACATGCTGGATCTGACCAGCTACACCAAAGCTGAGGACATTTGCACGCGAGTCATTGCCTTTGGCACAAAAACCGAGAAAACGTGGCCTTTTGTGGACATCCAGAGCATCATCTCCCAGACGGCCAATGACGTCAAGGCGCAAAAGATCTACGGCATCATCACAAAGGTGATCCAGGTCGAGGGCAACTACAACAATGCTCAGTCTTTGCTGAACGCCGCAGAGGAAGAGCTGGCAAAAAGTCTGCGGTACCTGAACGGCATGGCCGTGAAGGCTGTGGATCTGAAAGACGCGGGCATTGATATCGACCGCCTTGCCATCGGCAAGCAGACGCATATCTTTTCGGCGGCCCACGGCGTGGATACGTGGCTGCTGTGCTCCAAGCTGGTGGAGCCTCTGGATGCACCGGATAAAAAGGAGTTTACCTTTGGCACCGAGTTTTCCAGCCTCAGCGATCTGCAGTCTCTGACTGCCCGCAAGGCGTCTGATGCTTACGACCTGATCCGGGCGCTCAAAGGCTGAGAAAGGAGAGATTTATGGACAAGACCTTTGACGAAGCAATTGCGGGGATTCGCACCGCAGAGCGCGGCGTGGAAGTCCGCGAGGACATCGCACAGGGCATGGAGTACGTCAAGCAGTACGCCGAGGAAGTGACAGACCAGCAGCAGGCCGCTTTGCAGGCCGCTCAGACCGCCACCGGAGCAGCCAGCACAGCGACGGAAAAGGCCGCAGCAGCTGCAGAGAGCGAAAGCACGGCCCAGACTGCCGCCACCAGCGCGGCCCAAAGTGCACAGTCAGCGTCCACAGACGCAAAGAGTGCGGGAGCCTCTGCCGCTTCTGCCGAAGAAAGCGCGAACAGGGCTGCGGCCATCGTAAGCACCGACAAGACGCTGAGCGTTGAGGGAGCCCCGGCTGACGCAAAGGCTGTTGGTGACGCGGTGAAAGGCATGATAAGCGCAGACGCTGTAAAGACCTTGATTGCGGACGCTCTGGCAGAAGACCATGCGAAAATCAAATTTTGGGTTTCGGAAGACCCCACCAG